AATGAAGAACAAATTTTAATTGATAAAATAAAACAAATAATAACGGAAAATGAAAACAACTAAAGAATTAATTATTGCAGATATTACTGCAAAAGTAGAAGCGAAGTTAGCAAGTCAAAAAGTAGAATTAGGTTTAATAGATGAAATATCAAAACAATTAAGCATTGCTTTTAATTCACAAGATGTTGAAACAGAAATAAACAACGCTATTGATAAATTACAAAAAGCATTACCAATTTACAAATCTATAATTTTAAAATGTGATGAAGCATTGGTTAAAATAAAAGAATTAGGAATAATAGGCGGTGTAGATAAAAAAGTAGTTGACCAAAAAAATGAAGCAAATTTATCTTTAAAATCAATAGAATTTAGAATTTCAAATTTAAATAAATTAAGAAAATAATTTTATCAAATGGCGAAGCAAACGAGCGTACAAAACCACTTAAGAAAACCAAAAATTAAGCGTTCTGGCGTTCACGCAAAGACAAGAAATAGCGGGTTGAAGTCAAGCAAAAACTACAAAAAAAGTTACGCAAGACAAGGAAGATAAGAAAAACAAGAATACGTTTTAAAGCGGTTTTAATGCGATTTAACGAACTTTAATACTTTAACGATAGATTATACCTAAAACTAAAGATAATGGAAAATCCAATAAACATCAAGGTTTCCGAAGGGAAGAAAAAAGAAATTGATAGACCGCGTTCAAGTCCCGTTGGGGGTAGAAGGGGGTGTTTATGTAAGGACGGAAAGCGCTATTCTCGGAAGTGTTGCGACGGGTCTTTACAAGCTCAAGGAATCGGAAACGTAAACTAATTTTACAACAAAAAATAAACAATTAAATTATAGTTATATGAACACACTAAAAACGATTTACGATAAGATAGGCAAAACGGAGTTAGCAAAACACGAAGTAAATTTTGCTTCAAATTTAATTGCAAATTTAGAAGGTCAATATGAAGCAACTATTACAAAAACCGTGTCCGCTAAACTTAATTTACACGATGGTGTTAAAGTGCTTTTAGAGGTTGTTAATATAATGGAAAAAAATGTACAAGAAGCTGAAAGGGGTTTATCATTGGCAAAAGAATTAGGCGCTGAAAGCGCTATAAAAACATTAGCTTCTTTTGTTGATTTATTTAAGTATAAATCAAAACAATATAGGCAAATTGCTACTGGGATTGAAAATTTAACTAAATCAATGTCAACAAGTTCAAATTAATAAAAACTAAAAAATAGATGAACACACTAAAAACCATTTACGACAAATTAGGCGACAAGACCGAGTTAGCAAAACACGAAGTTGAGTTAAGTTTAGTTGCAGACCTTAAAAAAGCATTGAACGAATTTAACAAGGTTAATTCTTTAGATGATACTTTACGAACAAAATATACTCAACTTCAGCAAGACGCAAAGAATATTATTAATCAATGCGAAAACTCAAAAAAAGCGTTTTTATCAATAATGTCAAAATTTGAAGCAGGTGCAAAAGATTTAGGAATTAGTGTTGACTCTTCCATAGATTATGGGGTTGCTAAAGAAAATGTAAACATAGCAAATGCGATTATAAAAAACATAAACACATTAAATTTAAACAAATAAACAAATATGAAAACAAGCGTAATTAATCAAATCAAAACTTTACTTGGAATGGAAGTAAAATTGGAACAAAGAAAAATGGCGGACGGAGTTACACTAATCGAAGCGGACGCGTTCGAAATGGACAACGAAGTTTTTGTTATTACTGAAGACGAACAAAAAATACCCGTTCCAATTGGCGAGTACGAAATGGAAGACGGCTTTATTATGGTAGTTGCTGAAGAAGGAATTATTGCGGAATACAAAGAAGCTGAAGCCGAAGAAGAAGAAGCGCCAGTTGCAGAAGAAGAAGTTGTTGAAGAAGAAGTTGAAGCAAAAAACGAAACAACCGCACCAAAGAAAACAATAGAATCAATTGTTAAAGAAACTTTCTTTACTGAAATGGAAAAACTAACAAACGAAAATAACGAGTTAAAAGCGAAATTGGAATTACTAACCAAAGTTGACGCAGTTGAATTAGAATCAACCGAACTTTCGGACATTAAACCAATTAGTTTCAATCCCGAGAATACAAAAGAAATTGAATTCACTAAAATAGGCGCTAAAAGACCGCGCAATACAATGGATTCTATATTAGAAAAAATGAACAAATAATATTAACAATTTAATTTAAAAAGAAATGCCAGCACAACCAATTATTACCACTACTTACGCGGGTCAATTCGCGGGTAAGTATATTTCGGCAGCACTATTAAGCGCTCCAACAATCGAAAATGGCGGGGTTACCGTAATGCCGAACATCAAATTTAAAAGCGTTATTCAACGTGTTGAAACTGCAAACGTTTTAGAAGACGCATCTTGTGATTTTCAATCAAACGCAACCGTTGATTTAACTGAGAGAATCTTAGAAGTTAAAGACTTACAAGTAAATATGCAACTTTGTAAAAGTCAATTTCACAATACTTGGCAAGGTATCGAACAAGGTTTTTCGTCTTTTGACGTATTGCCAAAGTCTTTTGCAGATTACTTAATTGCACACGTAGCATCTCAAGTTGCTTCCGCTAACGAAGTATCTTTATGGCAAGGTTCAAGTGCGGTTGGTGGAGAATTCGACGGCTTGTTTTCAACTGCTTTAGTTGACCCTTTGTTACCGCCAGCACAATTGATTGCAAACGTAGCGATTACACCCGCTAACGTACTTGCACAATTAGCTTTAGTTGAAGCACAAATACCCGCTTCACTTTACGGAAAATCTGATTTAAAGATTTATGTATCTCAAAACGTTGCTAAAGCATACGTTTCCGCTTTAGGTGGTTTCGGTGCAATTGGTACGGCTTCACAAGCAAATGCGGGTGTTAACTCAATGGGTACAATGTGGTATACAAACGGCGCTTTGTCTTATAGTGGAATTCCGATTTTTATGGCTAACGGATTGCCAAACGATTCTATGATGGTTGCAACAACATCTAACCTTTACTTTGGTTGTTCACTTTTGAGCGACACTCAAGAAGTACGTGTTATTGATATGTCTGATATCGACGGAAGTCAAAATGTACGTGTAATTATGCGAATGGCTGCGGGTGCAACTTACGGAGTAATTGAAGACATCGTAGTTTACGGATAATCATTTAACGGGGCGGGTAACCGCCCCTATTATAAACAATACTAAAAATATAAACAATGAGTTGTGATATTACACACGGACGTTTGGAGCAATGTAAAGACGTAATAGGCGGTTTACAAGCTATTTATGTCCTTAACTATGGACTTTTTGACGCAGTTCAAGACGTTACTTATGTTGGTACAACGGACGAAATTTCGTTAATTACTTTGCCAGCATCAACACCCGTTTACAAATTTGAATTAAAAGGTACAAACTCTTTTGAAACAACAATTACAAGTTCACGTGAAAACGGAACTACATTCTTTGAGCAAGTTTTAGCGGTTACGTTAAAGAAACAAGACGTTCAAACGCACAAAGAAATTAAGTTGCTTACTTACGGAAGACCAAACATTATTGTTCGTACAAACGCTAATCAATTCTTTATTGCTGGATTAGCAAGAGGAATGGACGTAACTGCGGGTACTATCGGAAACGGAACGGCGCTTGGCGATATGAACGGATATTCTTTGACTTTTACGGGTCAAGAAGCAATACCCGCCAATTTCCTTGATTGTATCGACGAACCTACTTTAGCAACGTTATTAAGTAACGCCACTATACAAGTATAAAAGACGTTTTATTGGTTAAAACTAAAAGGGGGTTGCATTAGTGTAACCCTTTTTTTATGAAACAAAAAACCAAAAATCTAATTATATCTATATGATAGTTTTAACTACAAATAATATTACAAGTCAAACCTTTAATTGTACGCCACGAACGGGAACAATTACGGACTTGTTTATTACGGACGAAGCGGAAAACTTAACTATTAACGTTCCGATTATTTCTCAAGGCGCATCAAGTTACTTTTATCAAATAGAAGCAATTTTTAACTTAACGGAAAATCGTTTTTATATGATTGAACTAAAAGATGTTTCTGGCAATAGATTACTTTTAGAAAAAGCATTTTGTACTAATCAATCTTTAGCGACATTCTCAGTAAATAACGGACAATATGTTTCGCATACATCAAACAACGAATTTATAATTTATGAATAATTACCACGTCTTAAATTTATCAAGTTACACAACGCCAATAGTTGAAGAAACAAACCGCGAAAATTGGGTTGATTTCTTAACGGAAAACGGCGAACAATACTTTGATTTCTTAATTAACCGATATACGAATTCAACG